ATTGATATAGTAAGAACTACTGGAGACACATTAGTTAATGCAAACGCAGGTGTTGGTATTGCATCAACTACAGTCTTAAAAATTGATAATTATGACGATTATCAAACAAATCATACTTCTGCAACAGATTTTACTTTTGCCGCAAAGAATCCAGGATCTTGGGCAGATGGTCTTAAAGTTTGTTTTATTGATGACTTTGCAGATCAAACTCTTGGAATAGGAACTGCTAGTCTTATTGATACTGGAGCAGAAGTAGGGTTTGGTGTTACAACAGCTTTAAATGGAGTTACGATTCCTGGATCAGGATCTACAACTTCATTTACAGGATATCTCAAAGGAATTATTACAGGAGTTAATACATCAACATCTGGAAATAGTACAATCGATGTTAAGATTATTTCTAGAGTGGAGACTGTAGGCGGTGGATCTACTGAAACAAAGATCACATATCAAGAAGGAGCAAGTTATTCATCATTTGCTACTACTGATACTCTTCATTTTGTTAATAATTCGGGCGTTAATACTACAGGAACGGGATCTGGAACTTACAGTCCAGATACTGCAGTTGATTGGTATGATCAACAAACTCTTGGTTTGGTAAATTCTACTGTTTACTGGAAGAGTCTTGCACCAAAACCAAGAACAAACGTCTATGTAAGTGATAGAAATGGAAAAAATGACGGTATTCATATTGCCGTTGTTGATGACCAAGGAAAAGTAACTGGCATTCAAGGTAATATTTTAGAGAAGCATTTAGATCTCTCTAAAGCATTAGATACTGTTTCTCAAGTAAATTCTCCTCAAAAGATTTACTACAAGCAATACATTTCGGACTTTTCACAAAACATTTATGCTGGATATAGTCCATCAGAAGCAGCAGATTCTTATCATAATACTGCTCCTCGCGCAACTGGGTTCTCAACAGATTATACTCAAATCACCACTGGAGATGGCACTTGGGGACAAAATGCTCAAGGGGTAACATTTAATGCAATTGGTAATGTGTCTTACACTCTGATGGGCGGTAAGGATTACTCTGCTAGTGGTGGAATGGCTGCTACTCTTGGAGATCTTAATAGCGCATATGATTTATTTGATAATAAGGACGAAACTATTATTGATTTCTTAATCATGGGTCCTGGTTTAGGAACTTTGTCCGAATCTCAAGCCAAAGCAAATTACTTAATAGGAATTGCCGAACAAAGAAAGGACTGCGTTGCTTGTATTGGACCTCATAGAACTGATATTGTTGGTCAAACAAATACAACAACCCAAACAAATAATCTTATCAATTATTTTAGTCCATTAACATCTTCATCTTTTGCAGTATTTGATAGTGGATATAAGTATAGTTATGATAAGTTTAACAATGAGTTCCGTTATATTCCATGCAATCCCGACGTTGCTGGAATGATGGTTCGCACTTCTCTCAATTCTTATCCTTGGTTCTCTCCTGCTGGTCAAAGAAGAGGAAACTTAAGAAACGCTGTTAAGTTGGCATATAACCCAACCAAGGCACAAAGAGATCGTTTGTATCCTCAGAGAATTAACTCTTTCATTACAAAACCTGGACAAGGAACATTCTTATTTGGCGATAAGACTGCATTGTCCTATGCATCTGCATTCGATAGAATCAACGTTCGTCGGTTATTCCTTACAGTCGAGAGAGCTCTTGAAAATGCAGCACAATCTCAACTCTTTGAACTCAATGATGACCTCACAAGAGCAAACTTTAGAAATATTGTTGAACCATATCTCCGTGATGTTCAAGCAAAAAATGGTCTTATCGATTTTCTTGTTATTTGTGATGAAACTAATAACACTCCAGACATCATTGATAATAATGAGTTTAGAGCAGATATCTTCTTAAAACCAACCAAGTCCATCAACTTTATTACTCTGACATTTGTTGCTACTAGGACTGGCGTAAGTTTTGAAGAAGTAGCTGGAAGAGTTTGATTTTTTACTTAACTAAAACTATCTAAAGGAGAAAAAAAATGGCAATCGAAAACAAAGCTCTAAGATCCATAAGTGCTTTTAAATCAAAGTTGGCTGATGGTGGTGCTCGCGCTAATTTATTTGAAGTTCAAATAGCAAATCTTCCAGAGAACATTACCAACCAGAACGAATGGCAAGCTGAAGACTTTAGTTTTTTATGCAAAGCAGCTGCACTTCCAGCATCAAATCTTTCATCAATCGATGTTCCGTTTAGAGGAAGATCTCTAAAAGTTGCTGGAGATAGAACTATTGATCCATGGACAATCACCGTCATTAATGATGGTAGTATGTTTATTAGATCAGCTATGGAATTGTGGATGGAAAAAATTACTAGACTTAATGATGCTGCTGGAACATCAAATCCAGGCGCATATATGGGAAATGCTACGGTATTTCAGTTAGGTAGAGGTTCATCTGTTGCCTCTGGTATTGATGCAGATGGACCAGATTCGCATGTTGTTCTTGGCAGATATGAGTTCCAAGAGATTTTTCCAACAAATGTATCTCAGATTGATGTTTCGTATGATTCTACTGATACAATTGAAGAATTTACAGTTGAGTTTTCAGTAAATAATATTATTAACTTAGCGATGACAGAATCTGAAGACACCAACTGAAGAATGATATAAATAGGTTATATTAAATCAAAATATAACCTATAATTATGCCATCTAAATTATTTGGATTCTCTATTGAAGATAAAGAACCACTCTCACCATCAGTAGTATCCCCCGTTCCTCAAAATAATGAGGACGGGGTTGATCATTATATGAGCAGTGGTTTTTTTGGTTCTTATGTAGATATTGAAGGCGTATATAGAACAGAATTTGATTTAATCAAAAGATATCGTGAAATGGCACTTCATCCCGAAACAGATAGTGCTATCGAGGACATTGTGAATGAAGCAATTGTATCAGATACCAATGATAGTCCTGTAGAGATAGAACTTTCAAATCTTAATGCGAGTGATGGTATTAAGAAAAAAATCAGACAAGAATTTAAAACTATCTTAGATCTATTAGATTTTGATAAAAAATCTCATGAAATTTATAGAAATTGGTATATTGATGGGAGAATTTATTATCATAAAGTAATCGATTTCAAAAAACCAGAAGAAGGAATTCAGGAACTTCGTTATATTGACGCAATGAAAATGCGTTATGTAAGGAAGCAAAAAAAGAATAATAAAGCAGAATTAAAAAAACTCAATCCATTGAAAGATGATCCAATGGATTATGATTTTCCAGATATTGAAGAATATTTCATTTATAATCCAAAGTCAACGTATCCAACTGGCAATCCCATGCAGACGGGAGCAAGTCAAGGAATTAAAATTGCAAAAGATGCAATTACATATTGCACATCTGGACTTGTCGATAGAAATAAAGGCAACACTCTTTCATATCTTCATAAAGCAATTAAGTCACTCAATCAACTCCGTATGATTGAAGATAGTCTTGTCATCTATAGATTATCAAGAGCACCAGAAAGAAGAATTTTCTATATTGATGTTGGCAATCTTCCTAAGGTCAAGGCAGAACAATATCTACGTGACGTTATGATGAGATATCGTAATAAATTAGTATATGACGCATCAACAGGAGAGATTCGTGATGACAAAAAATATATGGCCATGCTCGAAGATTTCTGGCTTCCCAGGCGTGAAGGTGGAAGAGGAACAGAAATCTCAACATTACCCGGCGGACAAAACCTTGGAGAAATTACTGATATTGAGTATTTTAAAAAGAAATTATACAGGTCCCTTAATGTTCCCGCATCAAGAATGGATGGTGAAGGTGGGTTTAACTTGGGGAGATCTTCTGAGATCTTAAGAGATGAATTAAAGTTCACCAAATTTGTTGGTCGTTTGAGAAAGAGATTCTCAAATATGTTCAGTGATATGCTGAAAACTCAACTTATTCTTAAAAATATTATTACTCCCGAAGATTGGGAGTTGATGAGTGAGCATATTCAATATGACTTCCTTTATGATAATCATTTTTCTGAATTGAAAGAAGCAGAACTTATGAATGAGAGATTATCGATGGTTCAAACTGCAGAACCTTATGTCGGTAAGTATTATTCTCAAGATTATATTCGTCGTAAGATTCTTCGCCAAACTGATGAAGAAATTATTGAGCAGGATAAGTTAATTGCTGATGAAATTAAAAAAGGTATTATTCCTGATCCAACAGCACTTGATATAGAAGATGATCCTTCTATAGACTCTGTTGCTGGAATGGATTTAGGAAAACCTCAAATGGAACCTGAAATGGATGGTTCTTCTACAGAAGCTCCGGAAATTCCTAAAGGCGGGGAAATATAAATATTCATAGTATTTTACTGGAAAATGGAAGAACTTTTAGATATGATTGCTGCGGACGAATCGCCATCACAAATAAGTGATAAAATTAAAGATTTATTATTTGCAAAATCAGCAGAAAGAATAGACCAATACAAACCATTAGCATCTAGTTCATTGTTTGGAGGCAATGATAGTTCTGGTGAAGAAGAGTAATTATAAATAAATAAAAGTTACCTATAAAAATGCCAAGAATAATTATTTCTGCTGATGAAGATACATTATCTTCAGGAATTGGAAATTCAACAACAGTTAATAATGCCAAATTTGTTAGAGTTTATAACGACTCTGGCACAGATGCTGTTCTATATACACAGGATTCTAATTATTCTGGAATAGGATCAATTACTATTAAATCTGGATCGGTTGAAATAATTGAGAAACATTCTCAAGATACGATTTATCAAATAGGTAGTAGCAGCATAAAAGTTGCAAGAGTAGGAGTCTCAGCGTAAATCCAATGAAACTAATCAGAGAAGAGATCGAAAACGTAGAAATTATCGTTGAAAGTAAAAACGGTAAAAAATCGCTCTATATTGAAGGAGTTTTTCTACAGGGTAACATAAAAAATCGTAATGGTAGAATGTACCCAATGGAAACTCTTCGCAGAGAAGTTTCTCGTTATAATGAATCCAATATTCAAACTGGAAGAGCTCTTGGAGAACTTGGACATCCAGATGGTCCTACCGTAAATCTTGACCGTGTTTCGCACAAAATCGTTTCTCTGAAAGAGAGCGGTTCAAACTTCATTGGTAAAGCTAAAATTCTTAGTACTCCAATGGGAAAAATCGCATCATCTCTTCTTGATGAAGGAGTCAAACTTGGCGTTTCTTCTCGCGGAATTGGATCATTGAAAATGAGCAAGGAAGGTGTAAATATGGTCGGTGATGATTTTATGTTAGCAACTGCTGCTGATATTGTTGCTGACCCTTCTGCACCTGATGCATTTGTTGAAGGAATTATGGAAGGTAAAGAATGGATTTGGGAAGGTAGTATTCTTCGTGAAAAAGCTGCTAAACAAACTGTACGCAGAATCAATACCTTAGTTGATCAAAGAATTCTTGAGCAGCATAAGTTGGATTTATTCAACGATTTTTTATCAAAATTATAATTTAATAAATAAATATAGATTAATTACGAAGGTAAATCGGAGAGTTCAAATGTCCCGTGACAATTTACAAGAAATGGAAGTAAAGACACAGCAATCCAAAACCGCTGTTAATTCTGGTGCAGCTGCAGCAGATCCAATGCCAACAATGGCAGATCCCGGAACACAACTTGCTTCTGTAGAAGATCTTGGAGGTCCAACTCCAGAAAACTACAAGCCAGACGACGATTCAGCAAAACTGAAGACTCCAGGTGGAACTCTCAAGCAAGTCAAAGATGTCGTAACTAAGTCTGCGGGCAAAGCAGATTCAATGCCTGCAGGTATGAAAGAAGAAGAGGAAGTCGAAGGAGAAGTAGTAGTAGAAGATGAAACTACTGAGGAAGAGGTAGTTGCTGAAGAAGAAACTACTGAAGAAGAGGTAGTTGCTGAAGAAGAAACTACAGAAGAGTACGACATCGAAGAAGATGTCAATGCACTTCTCCAAGGTGAAGAACTCTCCGAAGAATTCCAAGAAAAAGCAAAAACAATCTTCGAGGCAGCGATCAATTCTAAGGTTGCTCAAATCAAAGAGCAGTTAGAGGCACAGTACGAAGAGAAGTTCGTAGAAGAAATCATTGCTGCCAAAGAATCACTCACTGAACGTGTTGATTCTTATCTTGAGTATGTTTCTGACGAGTGGATGGAAGAAAATCAACTCGCAGTTGAGCACGGTCTTAAGACCGATATGACTGAATCATTCCTCTCTGGAATGAAAAATCTTTTTGAAGAACATTATGTATCAATCCCTGAAGACAAATATGATGTACTTGAAAGCATGGTAGAAAAACTTGATGATATGGAGACAAAACTCAACGAGCAAATTGAGAAAAACGTTTCCCTCAATGCACGTCTCTCTGAGTCGGTTGCTGATGGAATCTTAGATCAAGTCTCTGAAGGTCTCGCACAGACTCAGAAAGAGAAGCTCGCCTCACTTGCTGAAAGTGTAGAGTTTGAAAGTGAAGAATCTTATCGTGAAAAACTGGAAACACTCAAGGAGTCGTATTTCGCCTCCAAGAAAGAGTCTTCCGCTGCTAAAACTGAAACCCTTTCTGAAGGTATGAGTAATGACCATGAGTCATACTCAAACTCAATGGCTGCATATATGAAAACTTTGGGTTCATTTGGCACAAAAAACTGAATTTAATATTAAATCAAACGTAAACAATCACTAAGGTAAACGCAAATGTTCCAATCCGAACAATTGCAGGAAAAGTGGGCACCCCTTCTCAATCATGAAGGTTGCGAGGAGATCAAAGATTCTCATCGTAGAGCCGTCACTTCTGTCCTGCTGGAAAACCAAGAAAAATTCCTCAAAGAGCAACAAGCTTTCTCTGAGTCAGGTTCATTCCTGACTGAAGGACCAACCATGGGTGTTGGTGCTGATGGTTATCAGGGTGGTCATACCGGAAATACTGCTGCCGGTTTCGACCCCGTACTGATCTCCTTGATCAGACGCTCCATGCCTAACCTGGTCGCTTATGATCTGGCTGGCGTTCAGCCTATGTCTGGTCCTACTGGACTCATCTTCGCGATGCGTTCTAAGTACAAGACTCAGGGCGGATCCGAAGCATTCTACGACGAAGCAGATACCGCATTCTCTGGTCAGGACGACGACTTCAACAATACCGTTGGCGTAACCGATGCCTCTGTTGGTATGGGTACTACCAGTCAGTCTGGTACTAACCCAGCTGTCCTCAACCCAACTTCAAGTGCAACCGAGACTGACTATAGCGTCGGTCAGGGTATGCGTACTGACTACGCAGAAAACCTGGGAGATGGCACCGAAGGTGAATTCAACCAGATGGCTTTCTCAATCGAGAAGGTCACTGTTACTGCTAAGTCTAGAGCACTCAA